GCAATTCCATAACATGACTGCTTTTGTGTTGTGCTGGGTCATCTGCTATTTCATTCTCAGCATAGTCAACCGTAAACATATATTTGGCTGGAAATATTTGACCGTCTATTTTAGCAAGCCAAGGGCAGGGTGTGGCTCTATCTATTACATATACTGAATTATTATGTGAAGAACAATCCCAAGGTTGTGCATCATGAACTGACATAGGTTTTGCAAAGTCTTCAACTAACGTATCTGCAACTAAAGCGGTTATTGGCATTCTGGCCCACATAGCGCCCCCATGTATATTACCCTCGTCCCAATCTTCGCAGTTGGATTCTTCTCCAGTAAATATTATGTGAAAACTTAAACACCTGGTCGGCATGGTGGTAACACCAACCGCCATAGCATGAAGAAACTCTCCATGGTATTTTTCGTGATTATGAGTGTACTCTCTCCTTACCCAACATTTAAAATGAGGTATATTACTGTAAAGATATGCCACTAACTAAGTCAGATCTTCTCTTCTTCTATTGGCAAATCCTGCTGCTACAGAACCCCCTTTAGACATTTTCATGACAGAGTTACCTTTAGAATATTTCATTTTGCTACTGCCTTTAGATTTTTTCTTATCAACCGCTGTCCCTTTTGACATCTTCATGACAGCGTTGCCTTTAGACATCTTCATAACAGAGTTACCTTTAGATTTTTTAATTCTACTAGAACCTTTTGATTTATAACTAGCCATTATTTTTTACCTTTTTTAGTAGTTGTTTTCTTAGCAGGAGCTTTTTTCTTTGGCATATTGTAATAAATACGGTCATCAGAAACAGACTCATCAGGTCTAACTTTAGCGTCTAACCTTGCTTGTAATTTTGGATCTTCAGATTTTTTCTTTGGCATAATTTTCTCCTAACTCATAGTTGTAACTTTACGCTTATCGTCTCTAACAGCTCCACAACCTCTGGCTATAAAACCTCCGCTGCTAAGTTTAACACGATTTTGTTTCTTCATATTTTTTTCTATTACAGATTGCATGTGCTTCTCATAAGAGCTTTGCACCCCGTCATCCATACCAAATTTTTTACTTGTCATAATATTACTTTATCTTAATCTGTTTGCCATAACAATTCCTTGGCCTCTAATTGTAATTGGTCCACCAGTTGCTGCTTTTTTTCTACCTTTTTTCCAACTAATTGCTTTTGGTCCTGTTTTTTTATTTGCTGCTGAAGTACATTGCGCCATAGTTGGCCTACACGCAGGGTAGGGTCTTTTGGTGTCAGTTTTAGATTTTCTTCCGCAAGGTTTACCTGTCTTGCAATCAACCCAACCTTTACCATCATTTTTAGAAAACCAATCTTTGAGTGTTTCTTTTTTAGCCATTACCTTAATCTATTAGTCATAACAGCACCTTGTCCGCGTATCGTAACAGGGCCTCCTCCAGATTTTTTTTGCCTGCTACCACCCATAGGGTAATTACTAGGACCGCCAGCGTTTCTACATTTGACCATATGCCCAGATCTATATGCAGAATTTTTAGGCATATATTTACTTACATGTTTATAGCAAGCATCTTTTTTGGTTTTCTCAGCCATCTAACAATCCCAATCTCTTCTAGCCCAATAATTAGCACTACATCTATCTGTAGTACCACCCATTCCACCACTTCTAGCGCAATAAGACTTCTTTCTTGCTTTACTATCTTTGTGCATGCCAAGTTTGGCATCACCAAAGGTTATACGTTTGACTCTAGAGCTTTCGCTACTACATCCTTTAACAAAAACTTCTTTACGTTTTTTACCGTAACCAGGGCTACCTTTTGAAATAGCCCTTGGTCGGTTAAGAGTTACTGTTTTGCCTTTATATTCAGCCATTCATCTTAGCTGTATTCTTTAATTAAAGTTAAAACTATAACGTAAGAATCTCCACTAGAATGACCCGTAGTGGTAAGCTTTATATCTCCTGTTTTACCAGAAGCAGCAGCAGTATTTTGTATACCGCCAAAGCCTGTAAAGTCTTCATCTGTCGTATAGTCTGAATTTAAATCCCAGCAAATAGTATTGGTGGTCGCATGCCATAAAAGTTTGACACTCATACCAAAAGTTGAATAAACAATTCTACCAAGTTTAACTCCAGTACAAGCTTGGCCATTAGCAGTATTAGCAGATAAAGCACTAACATCTACTTTTGTAACTGCACTTTCACCAGTACCATCTGATGTGTTAGTTAGCTGTATAACAGCTATTCTATTACCATCTTGTATTGTTGTTGATGTAACTGCATCTGCCATTATCTACTCCTATCTTTCGCAGATTACATTTATGTAATCAATTGTCATAGTTTTAGCTGCTGCTTCACCATTTTGGATACCAAAAGATACGGTTAGCTCTTCATTATCTGGCAAGTTAGTATTAACTACACCTACTGGAGTAGCAGAACCTACAAAGTAAGATACTTGTGAAGTATTAGGATCTATAAAGAAACCAACATTAACAAATGTATCGTCAGCTAAAGTAGTAACCGCTGCTGTAGTAGTGTCAGTACCGTCTTTTTCTATATGAAAATCTAGGTTTGTATCACCATCGTCTTTCATAAAGTAAACACCATCAGAAACAGCAAGAGGTGTTGTATCGGTTATTTGTAGACCCATAACAACATCTGATTGCGTTGCATCACTTACCTTAAATCTAGCTTCAAAGAAAGCTCTTTTACTGCTGCTTAGAGAGAATGATTCACCTTTTAACTGTAAAAAGTCTAAATCATTATCACCTGCTGCATTAGTAAGCAAAAGCTGGCCGCCGGCTCCAGAGGTTAAAGCTTCTGTAGCTGAACCTGTACCTGCTTCAGTTGTAGTGATTGTAAAATCGCCAGAAGCATAAGTCATAAAATCATTTGAATATTGATAGAACAACGAACTAGACGGGTTTACCAAGAACATAGGAACATCTTTCTTATGTTTGGTAGACTCGCTATTACCAGCGTTAAGTATTAAGTTTTGGAAATGTGGATTAGCCATCTTGAACTCCTTATATTTGTATTAATGGAAACCGTAAACGGCCCTCATCAAGCTAATTAATTTTAAACCAATTTTAGTTTACACCTGAAATATGAATGTCGCAAGAAAAAGGGAGCCGAGGCTCCCTTTCTTAATTGTAGTTGAGTTATAAACGCTACAATCAATCGTTCATTAAGCTCCTTGAGAACCGAAAACGGCTCTGAAGTTAGAATATCCAAATGAATATCTTTCTCTAGCTTTGTATCTCATGTTGCCAGTATCGAAATCACCTTCTAATGCAGTTTGCATTGGAGATCTTTCAAAATACTTAAATCCATCAGGACAGTCTGTTTTCAAGAAGAAAGCATCTGTATCTGTTAGATAATGATTTACAACATAGCCATCAGGAATCATTCCCTGATTTCTAATAGAGTTAATGTCATTGTCAGATGTTCCTACTCTCCCTGGGGTTTGTAAGAGTCTGTCAGCAACAAACTGCAACTGAGGTGGAACAATTAATTTCATTCCTCTTAGTGCAATATTAAGACCTCTATCATCAGTAAATGTAGAGATATTAATTAATGCATCTTCAAGAGAAGTTTCATTAAGATCCGCCATAGTTGTAGCTCTATTGGCTAGAGTACCACCTCCGCCTAGCGGGTGATCTGTAGCGATTAATACTTTGCCATCACCGCCAGTTGTAGAGAACGCATTGTTCAATACAGACGCAGCTTTGATTTGCTTTGTATTAGCCATAGATCTAGCTAGTGCTTTAGTGTATCTAGCACCTAGACGATCATACAGATTATCTTCAACAGCTTCTTCTGTTAGTGCGAATGCTAAAGCAACTGTCTCGTGAGTGTAACGAGAAGTATAACCTTCGTTAGCGTTGTCAAATCTGACTCCACTACCTTCTGATTTTACTTCAGCATTACCAAACCCAACGATCAAAGTTTCTTCTTCAAACGCTCTATCAGAACTCTCTGTATCAAAGATTTCTGTATGCTCTGCTTCATACCTAGCATAT